AGCTTCCCGCCAGTTCGGGGGATGTGGCGAACCTTCTCTGGGGCGTGACCCAGTATCTGGCCGCCCGCGAACCCCAGCCGGATATCGCGCCGAACCGCTACCGGATCGGAGACGCGATCCCGTGCGTCAAGGTGGGCCGGATCTGGGTTCAGGTGGACGCGACGTCCGGCGCTTCTCTCGTGGATCAGGGTCCCGTGTTCCTGGTCTATTCGGGTGCGAACGCGGGCAAGTTCCGCGGGGATACCGGGGGAGGGACCGCGGCCCAGATCACGAACGCCAAGGTTCTGACCGGCGGTCTGGCCGGCGGGGTCGCCAGGATCCGCGTGAACCTGCTCTGAGATCAGCCAGGACGAAGAAGGGACGATCAGGTCATGTTCAACCGACAAAGGGTAGAAAAGCTTCTGGCCGATCTCGGGTTCCGAGCGGACGCGGCCGAACCGGAATGGCGGTTGGACAGCGGTGAAACCGCCGCGTTCACCCGTCAACTGATGTGGATCGAAACGGCGATCTACGAAACGGAATATCCCGAGAACCGGGCTCGCCAGTTCATCCCGGAAGACGGTTCGGTCGCGAATTGGGCCGAAACCTACACCTGGCGGATCTGGAACTGGGCGGCCATGGCCACGCTGATCAGCCGCTATTCCGATGATTTGCCCGCGGTCGACGTGATGGCCGCAGAGAAGATCCAGAAGATCGAATCTCTGGGCGTCAGCTTCGGATATTCGATCCAGGACCTCCGCGCGGCCAGCCGCCTGAACATGCCGCTGGATACCGAGAAAGGGGATCTCGCCAGGAGAACGATCGAAAACAAGATCGAAAATCTGGCCGTCTTCGGGGACGCGACGTCCGGGCTTCCCGGCTTCGTCAACATGCCCAACGTCCCGATCCTCAGTTCCCCCACGGACCTGACCGGGAACTGGCTGACGGGCGCGACCCCCAAGGAAATCTTGGCGGACATGCACGCAATGCCGAACGCGGTTGACGAAAACACGAAGGGGACGCACAAGGCGAACACCCTTCTTCTTCCGCGCCGGCATTACCGCCACATCGCGACCACGACGCTCAACGATTTCACGTCCGAAACCATCATGACCACGTTCCTGAAACAGTCGGACACGGTTCGCCAGGTGGATCAGTGGAACTATCTGGACACGGCTTCGAACGCGTCCGGACCGCTGGCCGTCTGTTACGAGAAGAATCCCCGCGTGGTCAAGCTGGTCATCCCCCAGCCCTTCGAAATGATGCCACCCCAGGCGGCAAACCTGGCGTTCAAGATCCCGTGTCACGCCAGGTACGGCGGGGTAAGCTGGCGCTACCCCATGGCCGCGGTTTACGGGGTCGGACTGTAGCCTTCCCAGGACCGTCCCGCCCCCGAGGCCCCAGCCCCAGCGGAACGCGGCAAACCGCGGCCCTGGGGCCTTGTGGGTGAAAGGACGGGAGAATGGGAAACCCCTACACGAACACGCGCCCCAGCAAGGTCTCTTGCGGCGGGGTCAACTGGATCTCTCACGAAACCCACAACGTTTCGGACGACCTGGCCAAGGTTCTGGAAGCCCGGGACCCGAAGACGAAAGCTTTGACCCATCCCCTTCGGGCGGGGAAGACGCCGATCCTTCGGCCCGGCCGCGTGGAACCGCCGCCGGAAGAACCGGCCGTGAAGGTCGCTTCGCTCGGGGATCTGGACCTGACCCGGGCCCTGGCTCAGGTGCGGCTTTGCCAGGATATCCAGACGCTGGCCGCCTGGCACGCCACGGAAACCAGGACCGAAATCCTGGCGGCCATCGATCAGCGCGCGCGGGAACTGACCAACAAGGCGTGACGCGTGGCCGCGCTTCCGTTCCCCATCGATCTGGCCACCTGGCGGTCCCTGTTCCCTGAATTCGCCACGGCCCCGGACATCCTGGTCCAGTCCCGCATTGACCAGGCCGCGCTACGGATCGAACCACTGGTCTGGGGGGAACGTTCGGGAGAAGGTCAAGCGTTCTTGACCGCCCACCTTCTGACCCTTGCCCCGGGTGGTCAGTTCGCCAGGCTTCAAAGCGACAAGGGGAAAAGCACCTACGGGACGCAATTCGATCAAATGGTGGTCGAAGTTACCGCGCTGGTCATGCGAGTGATCTAACCATGCCCGTTTCGGACAGGGACAAGGGCTTTCGTGCTCTTTTCGGCCGGCTGGCCGGGGCTAAGGGCCTGTCTCTGACGGTCGGGATTCATGGTCCAGAAGGCTCGGAACCGGCCGCCGGAGGCGGGGAACTGACCGTGACCCAGATCGGAATCGTCCACGAATACGGCCTTGGTAACGCATATAAAAAGAAGCCTGGGGGACGGTCGTTTATCCGCGCATGGGCGGATGAGAATAAGGAACAGAACCTGGCGACCCTGGCCAAGATCGCCCAGGCCGTGGTCCAGGGCAAGTTTGACGCTCGGACGGGTCTGGATAGGGCTGGGCTCTTGTTCGTGGCCCAGGTTCAAAAGCGAATTAAGGCGGGGATTCCGCCCGCGCTTGACGAAAAGACGATCGCGGCAAAGGGATCGGCCACGCCGCTGATCGATACTGGGCAACTGTGGTCCAGTATTCGTCACAAGGTTTCAACGGAAGGTGAACAGAAGTGAACCTGACCGTGATTCGGCCACTTCTGAAAGACCAGGTAGCCACCCTGGTTGAACTTCCCACGGTCTGGGAAGACGAACCACGTCCCTTCAATCCGGGGGCGATTTGTATCCTGACGTTTACCACCATGGGATCCCAGGGCTGGGACGAATGCAGGACCCAGCAAGACCTTAACCAGTCCCGCGGTTTGGAGATGCAGGATCAATGGTGCGGGAATCGGTTCTTTACCCTGACGGTCAGGGTGGAAGCCCTGGATCAGACTGATGCAGACTTCGCATACAATCACCTGTCCACAGTCCGGGACAGGTTCTGGTTCCGTGGCGTAGCAGCGGCGTTCAGGGCCCAGAATCTGGCGATCACGGAACTGGAAACGACCGTGGACCTTACCGCGCCCCAGGACGATCGGAACCGATCGATCGCAGCTTTCGATGTCAAATTCGCCGCTCGGACCAGTACCCTGGATCCGACCCGATACCCCTATATCGACCCGCCGCCCGTAACTGGGACCTTGCGCCAGCCGTAGGTCCCGCGGTAAACTTTCAAACGGAGCTAGAAGAACATGGGCCTGGAAGAAGTTGTCAACCTGACCATTACCACCGTCAGCCAGGGCCCCAGCCGAGCGTCTTTCGGTCGCCCGCTGATCATGGCGTACCATAACGTGGTTCCGGGGATGATCGTGCAATACAACTCCCTCGCCGAAATGACGGACGCTGGATTCCTGGTCACGGATCCGGCGTATCGCGCGGCGAGCGCCGTGTTCAGTCAGAACCCCCGGCCCACGGCCGTTTACATCGGGAAACGAACGCACGCCTATACTCAGACCCTGGAATTCTATCCACTGAATACGACCGTCGGGTTTCACTACACCTTCGAGGGCGTGGACTCGGCCGGAGGTGTTACCGCGTTCGATTACACCGTCCAAAGCGGGGACACCATCGCCCTGATCTGTACCGCCCTGGCGGCCCTGATCGACCCCATGGCGAACGGAACGGCGACGGCCGCGTCCACGAAGGTTACCTGGGCGTCCACGGCCGGGAAGCTGGCCAATTTCCGGAAGCTTCCTCGGATTCAGGACATGAAGGTCAAGGACGTGACCGCAGATCCGGGAATTGCTTCGGACCTGTCCGCAATCGAACTTCTGGACGATCTGTCCTGGTATGCGATCGGTTTCGACCACGCGTCCAAGGCCGTGATCGAAGCCGTGGCCACCTGGGTCGAGTCCCGGCGAAAGATCGCCCTGGTCAACGTCGTGGACTCGGAAGCGTCGGACAATTCGATCACCAACGACGTCCTGTCTGATCTGAAAGCCGGCGCATACATGCGAACCGAAACCCTGTTCAGCCAGACGGAGGTCCTCTCCTACTCCGCACTGGCCTGGGAAGGGGTCATGCTGCCCAAGGACCCGGGAAGTGCAACCTGGTCTTTCAAGACCCTTCGGGGGATCACGGCAGACACCCTGACGGGCAGTCAGAAGTCCGTGATCCTGTCCAAGCGAGGGAACACCTATACGACCGTGGGCGGGCTGAACGTGACCCAGTGGGGCCAGGACCCGGACGGCGGGTATACCGATATCGTGATCGGAACGGACTGGCTGTATGCGCGGATTCAGGAAGCCGTTTTCGGAGCGTTCGCCGCGAATGACAAGATCCCTTACACGGATAGCGGCGTGGACACGATCCGGAACGTGGTCATGGGCGTTCTGAAACGGGGGATCCTGTCCGGGTTCCTGGCCGCTGATCCGGCCCCGGTCGTGCAAGCGCCGAAGGTGGCGGATATCGATCCGGCCGAGAGAGCAAATCGCAACCTCCCGGACGTGGAATTTTCGGCCACGTTGGCAGGGGCGATCCACACCGTGGAAATCAACGGACGTCTGAGCGTCTAAGGGGCGAGCCATGGCCGAAGAAACGAAAGTCTATGACCTGGGGGAAGTGACCTGCAATTTCCTGGGGATCCCCCTGGACCAGATTGGGGGCTGGGGCGACGGTGGCGGGATCGAAGTGGAATATGAGGGGGATTCCTTCGATTGGAAAAAGGGCGCCGACGGGTCCGTGGTCCGGTCGAAGACCTACGAAAACAGAGCCACGGCTAAACTGGTCGTCCTGCAAACCAGCGCCGTGAACAAGGTTCTGTCCGCCCTTCTGAATGCGGACAATGCAGCCAGCAACGGGGCCGGGGTCGGCCCGGTCCTGATCCGGGACCGCCAGGGCCTGACCGTGATCTCTGGATCGAAGGCGTGGATCAAGGGCCGCCCCAAGACTGTCCCGTTCAAGGGGACGGCCGAGAATCACGAATGGCTGATCGCGATCTCGGATGTCACGGACTTCATCGGAGGGAACTGACAGACAGGTCCCGAGCCTGGCGATTTAGTATCCTGGGCCCTCCCGTCCTGGGGTTCTGAATCGCCAGGCTCGGGGCCTGTTCATTTTACGGGAGAAACAATGGGCGTCAGCAAAGAGAGAACCACGATCGGGGATACAACATACGAAATCCAGACCTTCGGGACGAAGAAGGGACAGGCGGTCCTTTTGCGTCTGTTCAAGACTCTGGGCCCGGCGGCGGCCGAGATCACGTCCAGGGGCTTCGACGGGATCGGCCAGGCGCTGGTCCTGGCGTCCACGAACACGTCCGACGCTGACCTGACCTTCGTCCTGGATTCGCTGGCCGAACAGACCACGGTTTACCTCCCGACCACGACCACGGCCGGATCCGGGGCCGTCGGGATCAAACTGTCCGATCTATATGACAACCATTTTGCTGGCCGCTGGGACGAATGGGCCCTGTGGATCGGCTGGGGGGTCCGGGTCAATTTCCAGTCTTTTTTTTCCGGAAAGGCTTTCGGGGCCATCCTGGAAAAATTCGCCCAGGCGGCGTCCGAGTCCGAGTCCCCGAAGGGGTAGACTGGCTGTTCTGGCGGGTCCTGACAGACAAGCGAGTCAACGTCACGCTCAGGGAGTTGGAAGAATACTGGACCCTGGACGATCTTCTGGACTGTCATGCGGCCCTTGACGCTCTAGACGAAGCGGCGGACGAAGCTGAACGCAGGGCCGAAGAAGAAGTAAAGAGACGCTAAATGGGCGCGTTGCGCGAAATCCTGGCTAAGTTCGGTTTCGAAATCGACGATTCGAAACTGGATTCCCTTCGGGACAGGGTTGATAACACCGCGTCCAAGATCAAAGACCTGGCGGACAAGTTCGCGGGCGGGTCTCTGAGCGGAGCGATCAAGGACTGGATCGGGGACGTCAAGGAAGCGGCCGGGGAATTCAAGGGCCTGGCCAAACTGACCGGGACCAGCGCCGAAGACATGCAACGCTGGACCACGGCCGCGAAGTTGTCCGGGTCCAGCGTCGAAGCCCTGGCCACAGGGTTCCGGGTCCTTCTCAGGAATGCCAGCCAGGCGTCCAGCGGTGGGGAGTCGGCCCTGGAAGACCTGGGGGACGGGTCTCTGGAAGCCGTTCTGTCTGGGAAGAAGGCCCAGCAAATGTTCAAGGCCCTGGGCGTGGACGTGAAAACGTCTACCGGGGAATTGAAAACCGCGTCCCAGCTTATGGGGGACGTGGGCCTGGGACTGGCCAAGATCAAGTCCCCGGCCGAACGCGCCGCCCTGGCAACGAAACTGTTTGGGCGTCAAGGCACCATGCTTCTTCCCCTGTTCGCTCAGGGGGAAGAAGGTCTAAGGGGGTTCCTGGACAGGATTGACGAACTGGGCGGCGGCGTCAGTTCGGACGCCCTTAAAGCGCTCGGGGACAATTCCAAGGCAACGAAGGAATACGACGTTGCAACCCTGTCCTTGAAAAGCGCGATCGTGACCGAACTTCTTCCGGCCATGACGAAGAAGATCAAGCTCCTGACAGACGTGTCTGTCTGGTTCCTGAAAACCCAGAAGGGGACGGAAATCCTTCGGTCCGGGATATTGGTTCTTGGGGCCGCAATTCTTTATACCCAGCGTCAGGCCGTGATTGCGGGTCTTCGCACGGCCGTTGCCTGGGCACCTACGATCCTTCTGTTCGCATTCCTGGCCCTGGTCGTGGACGACGTTTGGACCGCCATGAAGGGCGGTGATTCGGTCCTGACCAGGACCGGAAAGAAGTGGCTTGAATTCCTGGCGGGATCGTCCAAGAACGCCGAAACCAATCAGGCGGTTTGGGACGAATTCATCAAAACGATCAAGGAAACGTCCTGGTCCGACATCTTCGGGGGTTCGTTGGATTACTGGAAGGCGGTATTTGCGGGAATGCTCCCGGATACTGTCAAAGAATTTATCTCCTGGTTTAACCAGGACCTTCCAGCCGGAATCAAGAACGGGTCAGCTTCGTTCGTGGATACGGTCGTGGCCGTGTTCAAGAATATCCAGAACAAGCTTTATACCTGGCCGCTGGATCTGGTTGACGGAATCATCGAAGGGTTCGTCAAGGCCCTACAGGACCGTGGGTTCAAGATTTCGGACGCGTTCGTGGAGCAATTCCACGAATCGATTAAGAAGGTAAAAGACGCCCTGGAAATGCACAGCCCTTCCCGGGTTGTGTTCCGGATGGTTGATACCGGCATCATCGGCGCTTCGGTTTTGGCCCTGTCCGAAGGTGCCAAGCGGATCGCTGACCAGGCAACTCAAACGTTCGCACCCATGGTCCCGGACGCCGCTGGGTTTGCACCTACGGTCAAGGTTCCTACGTTCGCCACGGCCGGGCCCACTGGACCCACCATGCGACAGGTGAATCAGTCCAACCAGGTCAAGATCGTCCTGGAAGGTAACATCCCGGACGCTTACCGCGATGCAGTCCGGGAAGGCGTCGGGCTTGGATTCAGCGACGAGCGGCGGGGCATGCTGGCCGCGCTGGAAGACCTGGGGCCCTGATCATGGCCGTATATATCCTCCCGGACAGTGGCCAGTCCCTGATCGTAACCTTCGATCTGGTCGTATCCGAAGGCCACGAATCGACCAGTGAAGTAACCGAACACCCTGTGGAACGGGGATCCAATATCGCGGATCACGTCCGACAGAACCCCCAGGGCCTGACCCTGGAACTGTATGTGACAAACACGCCGATCGAAGACCTGGGTCGGGGCGCGATCAGTATCCTTCAAATCGATGTCCCGACGTATACCCCGCCACTGGCCCCGACCCCTGGGGCCCTGTTCAGCGCGGCCGAGAACGGAATCAACCAGGCCATCCGCGGTAATCCTGGACCCGTCAAGGCCCAGGTTCTGGGGTTCCCCAGTCCCTTCGATCGGGTCAAGGAAGTCCACGACGCTCTTTTGGATCTGTGGAAGAACGGGATCACTTCGTCCGTGGTAACCAGCGTGATGACCTATGACACGATGGTTTTAACCCGGATCAACATGCCACGAACCGAGCCAGGCGGCGCAACGTTTAACCTGGACCTGAAACAGATCCGCACCGTGACCACGGCCAGCGTTGCCGCCCCGAAACCGGCGGAAAAGCGCGGAGCCCCCAGCCAGTCCAAAGGGAGCCAGTCAACCAGACCCGTGGGAAGCCAGGACGCCGCTAAAGCGTCGAGTCTCGCAACCAAGGCGCTGGAAGCCCTGGGCCAGCTTTTGCCCTGATGACTACTCCGATCGAAATCCCGGTCGCGACGGACACACCCCTGTACACCCAGCGAATCACGCTGGACGGGGTTGAATACGTGTTCAAATTCGATTGGAACGATCGGGAATCACGCTGGTACTTCGGGCTATTCGCGATCGATGAAACCCCGATCGTTACCGGGATCAAGGTCGTGGCGAACTGGCCGCTTCTTCGCAGATTCACGGCAGAGAAAGTACCCCCTGGCGTGCTAGTGGCCGTGGACCTGTCCCCCGAGCGGGGAGAGTCCCCGACCTTTACGGAGCTGGGGTTCCGGGTCCGCCTTCTGTATTATCCGAAGAATGACTGACACCCTGCTTTTCAAGCGCGCGGTCCGGGTCGTGGTCGACACGATCGAAATCAAGGACCTGGCCATGACGTTCCGGGTCAAAAAGACCCTGAAACCGGAACCGAATACGGCCGAACTGACGGTAAGGAACCTGAATCCTGATCATCGTTCCCACCTGGAACAGTTGAAAGTTGCCAGCGTTTTAATTGAAGCTGGATACGAAGGCGGAACGTCAACCCTGTTCCTGGGTGATCTTCGAACGGCGATCAGCACAACCGAAGGTCCAGACATCGTTACCAAGCTTTCGAGCGGGGACGGGGAAAAGGCGGTCAAAAAAGCCAGGGTCAAAACGACCATGAAAAAGGGAACGGCTACACCCCAGAAGGTGTTACAGGCCGTGGCCAAGTCTCTGGGGGTCGGGGAAGGGAACCTGGTCCAGGCCCTTGGACAACTGGGCGGGATCGCCAATCACTTTTCCGAAGGCGTTGTGATGTCCGGGTCCGCCTTCCGGGAAATGAACGCCATTTGCAAGTCCCTGAACCTGGACTGGTCAATTCAGAACGGGAAGCTTCAAATCCTTTCCAGGGGGAAGACCCTGGACGGTCAGGCGATCAAACTAACCAAGGACACTGGGCTGATCGGATCCCCAACCGTGGACAATGACGGCGTGTTGACCGCGGTCATGCTTCTGGCCCCGGACGTCTTCCCAGGTCGCAAACTGGTCCTGGAATCCCAGCGCCTGAAAGGTCAGTATCGGATCGAATCCTGCGAATACTCGGGAGACACCCACGGGCAGGAATGGTACTCTAAGCTGGAAGCGAAGCGTTACTAACCATGCCGCTTTCAGTTGAACCTGGGGAACTGTTCCGCCGGGCCCTGGACAGCAGGGCGGCAGATATCTGGACCGCGTTCCCTGCCCGTGTGGTCACCTACGATCCAGGAACCCAGACCGCTGACCTGGAACCCCAGGTCCGTCGACCTGTCACGGACGAAGACGGGGCGATCGACGGCGAAGACCTTCCGGTTATTCCGAACGTCCCCATTGTCTTCCCCAGGGGCGGCGGGGACACATACGCTATCACCTGGAAGATTCAACCGAACGATTTCGTATGGGTCCACGTTTGCACCCACGCGATCGGCAACTGGCGGCGGACCGGCGAGGTTTCAGACCCGGGAGACGTCCGAACGCATAGCCTGGGGAACTGTTTCGCCGTTCCAGGTGCGGCTCCGAATTCCAAGACCCTGGCTCAGGCCAACGATTCGGACGGGGCCCTGGTCATCGAAGCGCCACTGACCAAGATCGGAAAGGACGCTACAGATTTCGCGGCCCTGGCCGCCAAGGTGAACAGCAATTATCAGAAGATCATTAACCTGTTCAGTGCCTGGACCCCAGTCCCGAACGATGGCGGAGCGGCTCTCAAAACTCTTACGGCGTCTCTGACCTTCGATGATGTGTCAGCGGCTAAAACCAAGGTGAAATAATGTCTGATCCCCTCGTTTCCGACGGCGACTCTGGTCTTTCCCTGCGAGAAGTGGATCCGGGGGATTCCGCCGATGGCCGCAAACGGGAGGCAACCGTCGATCGTACGGGCGCAATCCGGGTCAACATCACTGGGTCGACATCCACCGTAACGGATCCGGCCGGATCCGCGGTCGTGTCCACGACCCTGACGAATTCCAAGACCCTGAAAACGGGGGCTGGACGGCTTCTGTCCCTGGACCTGGAACTGGAACCCGGATACGCTACCGGAACGGTCTATCTGGAAATCCTCGATAGTGCCACGATCCCCTCGGATGGGGACGTGTCCGGAACCCCTTCTCTGGGGTCTTACAGGATCGAACACCAGATCGGAACCGCGGACGTCTACCCGCTCGAAAGCTCCCGGGGGGATGCGTTCACGGACGGTTGCGTCGTCTACCTGTCGACCACGCGCTATCCCACGAAGACGATCGTAACTGGGGGTCCCTGGGCCTGGTTCAACGCTGCAACGGGTGAAGCATGATTCCTGTCCGTCCCCAGATCGATCTGTCGGCCGTTCGAACGATCCGGACCTACGCCCCGAACGGGGTTGCTGATTCCGCGCCCCTGAACGCTCTCATGCGGGAATCCGGAGTCCGTGAGGTCCGGATGTTGGCCGGGACCGCGATCCTGAATGACACCGGGTCGGGAACTGGCGTTCTCGTGCCCAGTAACATCGTCTGGATCTGGCATCCGACGAGCACACTCCTGTCGACGGTTCCGGCGAACGTCCTGAATTACCCCATCGGGGTTGCGACATATACCGCCGCCCCCGGAGAGACCCCGACCACGCTTCAAGCGAACACGGTTGCGGGCAGTCCCGTGATTCATACCGTGGGACCCATTTCGGCCGGGGTTGCGATCACGTTCGGGAATACGATCACTAATCGCGTGGTCGTCCGGACCGTTCGATCCGTATCCGGGTCCGGTCCCTATATCCTGACCCTGAACAAGCCTGTCCCCTTCATGATCTCTGCGGGGGAATCCGTCACTCCTGGCGTGTTCACGTCCAACATTGAGATCCACGGTCAAGGCGGGCTCTTGTCCGGAGATGGCAATAACGGATTTGAACTGAACAAGGTTCAAGGGGGTTTGGTCGAAGGCGTCCGCGTTGCTGGGTCATTCGACACGATCATTCTATCGTGGGATCTCGGGGGGAATGATGTCGAATTCCGGAACTGTGATGTCGACGGCCGGGGCCTGTCAAAGATCCTGCTTTCGGTGGAATCGTGTAGCGAATTCCTGGTAAAGGATTGCAAACTTCACCACAGTGGCCAAACGGACACGGAAGCCGTCTGGATCACGGACAGTGACGGGGCCCTGATCAATAATCATGTCTTCGCAAATAACAGCCAGGGGATCCAGGTAACCGGGGACCTGGGCGTGATGATCCAGGGCGGCAAGATCGAAGGCCACACGACCCAGGCGGGGATCCTTCTGAACGGTGCAACGGCCACGTCGATTACCGGGGTAACGTTTTCGGACAATGCCTACGGCGTCCGCTGTCTTACGAGCGCGGAACGGGTGTCGATCTCCGACTGTACTTTCATCCGGTGTACTTCGGCCGGCATTTACCAGGATGCCGGGGAACTGTCCGTGTCCAACATTCGGACTACCGCCTGTCTGTTCGGGATCGAAAGCGAAGGTGGGCACCTGGAAATCAGGAACTGGCGCTCCGAATCGGACAGTAACTATGCCCTGGTCATGGGCCTGTCTGGGGCGGCGGACGTCCAGGTCCACGGTTTCAACTGGTCCGGGGGGAACACCTGGGCCGGAGTGTTCACCGGATCCGGGTCAAAACTGGATCTGTGCGACGGTCTGATCGCTGGTGGTACTAGCACCTATGCGATCAACGTAACCGGGGCAGATTCGATCTACGTGGAAAAGGTCCGAAGTACGGGCTGTCTTTACGGTGCCCATTCGGCTGGCGTGGCATCCGTGTGGCGATTCGGAAAGGGGGTGGACTTCTCTTCCGCTTCCGGGGCGGATATCCACCTGGACGGGTCCGCGAAATCCAACGTCGGGACCCTTACTCTGAACGGTGCCACGGGCGTTGACGTCAATTTCCCGATCCTGACCACGGAAGAAGTGTCCCTCTCCCGTACCACGGCCCTCGGTACGCCGTCCGGGATCGTTACCGTGACCAAGACCGTTGGAACCAAGTTCACGGTAACCGGCATCGCGCTGGACGTGTCCACGTTCCGTTATAAGGTCGAATGATCGCCGAACTTGCACTGGACCCTGCAACGGGGGACCTGGCATTCCCGCCCAGGATCATCCACGGGATCGAAGCCATAGCCCAGCGAATCCGGGTCCGCTTCCGTTGGTTCCTGGGGGAATGGTTCCTGGATCAACGCCAGGGCGTTCCGTATTACGCTCACATCCTGATCAAGAACCCGGACCCAATCTTGATCAGTTACGTGTTCCGTCAAGTCCTATTAAAAACCCCCGGAGTCGCTTCGGTTTCCAACTTCCAGGCATCGATCGATCGCCGTTCCAGGATGCTGACGGTGGACTTTGAAGCGACCCTGGACGATGGTACAATCCTGACCGCGCAAGCGGAACCCTTCATTATCAGCGCCTGAATATGACCGTCGGAACCTATTTGACCGCCCAGGGATTGAATATCCCGACCGTGGAACAGATCCTGGCGGCATGTTCGGCCGAGCAGAGATCCACGATTGATTCGCTCCTAAACACGGATGCGGACGGCCCCGTCGGTCAGCTTTCAGGCATCTTCGCCAGTCACCTTCGGGAAGCCTGGGAAGCCCTGCAAATCGCCTACAACGGCGAGAACCCGGACGCGGCCGAAGGCTTCCTGTTGGAAGCCGTGTCAGCGATCACGGGAACACTCCGCGCTCCTGCTACCAGGTCCAAGTTCGTCGGGGCCCGCAAACTTCGGATGACCCTGGGCGCAACTACTCCGGTCCCGGCGGGGACTACGTTCCACGTTTTGGGGGACCCGAACACGTCTTTTCACACGACCGAAGACATCACGTCCACTATCGCGGGTGACTACTTGGTGTCCGCGGAATGCGACGTTACCGGCCCGGTTCCCTGCAATGCCACGACACTGACTGAGATTTCTACGCCGGTCGTGGGCCTGAACGCGGTTATCAACGATTTCGACGCAATCCCTGGAACGAACGCTGACAATGACGCCGAACTTCGGATCAGGCGTGAACAGGAACTGAGGGCCACAGGTTCAGGAACGATCGACAGTATCCGGGCCGATCTTCTGGGGATCGCTCTGGAAGATGAATCCAAACCGATCCAGGAAGCGATTATCCTGGAAAACGTCAACGATACCACGGACGGGAACGGCCTTCCGGGTCACTCGATTGAGTGCCTCGTTTACGACGGCGTAGGTCAGGACTGTCCCGACGATACAATCGCGCAAACGATCTGGAATTCGAAGCCGGCAGGGATTCAACTTTATGGCGGTCTAACTGGAAACGCCGTCGATTCTCTGGGTAACTCTAGGATCGTCCCGTTCTCCAGGCCCACGTCCAAGGAAGTTGTATTGCTAGCAACGCTGACCCTGGCGAATCCGAACCAGGTCCCGTCCCAGTATCTGGCCGTGGTTCGCGCCGCTGTCATTGCCGAATTTGCCAAACGTGTCCGGGTCGGGTCCGTGATTCGGTGCAATCATTACGAAGCGGCCATCCTGGCGATCCCTGGGATCGATGATGCAATCGTCCAGCTTGCGTTCAACCCACCCGGAACCCTGAACCCCGCTGGAACAAATCTAACCCTGGGCGTCAGGGAGATCGGTTACATTCAAACCTCTGGAATCAGCGTCGCATGAACATCATTCAAACCGTCCGCGGTCAGTGTCAGGGATTGGTTCTGGGCTGGGGCGTCCCCGAAGAACAAAACCAGACCCTGGTCGAAATCTTCCCCCGCTGGGCCCTGACGTTCACGCCTCGGGCCCCGGCATTCGTCACCTTCGATGACTATGCGAACGCTCGTCG